GTCTGGCACTCCTTTATGGCCCGGATTCTGGAAAAAAGAAGAGCTTGAGGCTATTAAGGCTGAGATTCCTTCAGCCAAATGGGAAGCGCAGTACCAACAAAACCCAACAGGCAACGAAAGCGCCATCATCAAGCGGGATATGTGGAGAATTTGGGGAGAAGACACTCCTCCACCCTGTGATTACTTGATACAAAGCTGGGACACAGCCTTTGAGAAGAACAACCGCGCAGATTATTCAGCTTGCACCACGTGGGGAGTGTTTCAACATGCCGATGCGCAGGGGAACTTAAAGCCCAACATCATTGTTTTAGATTCGTTTAAACAGCGCATGGAGTTTCCAGAGCTAAAACAGAAGGCTATGGAGATGTGGAAGGAATGGAACCCAGACACATTGATCATTGAGAAGAAAGCCGCTGGCGCTCCGTTAATTTATGAGCTTCGCATGATGGGAATCCCTTTGCAGGAGTTCACACCAAGCAAAGGAAACGATAAGATAGCGCGTGTAAACGCGATATCAGACCTGTTTGCATCTGGCGTGGTCTGGTGTCCAGAGACCCGCTGGGCTGATGAGTTAATGGAAGAACTCGCAGCTTTCCCCTATGGCGACAACGATGACCTTGTGGATTCAACCAGTCAGGCGCTGATTCGATACCGGCAGGGCGGGTTCATTGGAATAGATTCAGATGAGCAAGAAGAGGTCAGGTACTTCAAAGGCCGTAGAACCGAACGATATTACACAGTTTAAGGATTAAAAATGGCAACAAGTTCAATTGACAAAGGTTTGTACGCAGCCCCTCTGGGTTTGGAGCAAGAGATGGACGCTCCCATTGAAATTGAAATTGAAGACCCTGAGTCAGTCAGCATTGGTATTGGCGACCTCCAAATCACTATGGAGCCGGAAGAAGAAAACTCCGACACCTTTGACGCAAATCTTGCGGAATACATGGATGATTCCGACATTGCAAGCTTGTCTTCTGACTTGATTGATGATTTTGAAAAAGATACCCGCGACCGCAGAGATTGGATTCAAACCTACGTCGAAGGCTTAAAGCTTCTGGGTCTGCGCTATGAAGAACGTACAGAACCTTGGCAAGGAGCCTGCGGGGTATTCCACCCAATGTTGACCGAGTCTGTTGTCAGGTTTCAGTCAGAAGGCATTACCGAGACATTCCCAGCAATGGGGCCGGTCAAGACCAAAATCATAGGCAAAGAGACTCCAGAGACCGAAGAAGCTGCGCAGAGAGTTCAGGAAGACATGAACTATCAGTTGACCGAGGTGATGACTGAGTACCGCCCAGAGCATGAAAAACTGCTGTGGTCTTTGCCCATCACCGGCTCGGCGTTCAAGAAGGTCTATTACGACCCATCAAAAGGCCGTCAGATGGCTGTGTTCATCCCCGCAGAGGACTTGGTTGTTCCTTATGGCGCACGGGATATTGAGTCTTCAGAACGCGTTACCCATGTAATGCGCAAGACCAAGAACGAGGTTTTAAAGCTTCAGGAGTCGGGTTTTTACTTAGATACCGATCTTGGCGACCCCGGCTACGAGCTTGACGATGTTGAAAAGCAAAAGTCAGAAGAAAGTGGGATGTCTGCCATTCAAGATGATCGCTACCGCATCCTTGAAATGCACGTAGACATTGATTTAAAAGGCTTTGAGCATACAAATGACAAAGGTGAAAAGACGGGAATTGCCCTGCCTTATGTTGCCACGGTTGAAAAACAGTCAGGCAAGATTCTCTCAATAAGGAGAAATTGGTATGAGGGAGATGAACTTCACATCAAGCGACAGCATTTTGTCCACTACCAATACATCCCCGGTGATGGCTTCTATGGGTACGGCCTTATCCACCTTATTGGAGGCTACGCAAAATCCGCAACCATGCTCATCCGACAACTTGTTGATGCTGGCACGTTATCTAACTTACCCGGAGGTCTTAAATCTCGCGGCCTACGCATTAAGGGAGACGACACCCCCATCCAGCCCGGAGAGTTTAGAGATGTAGATGTACCAAGCGGCAGTATCCGCGACAACATCCTGCCTTTGCCTTACAAAGAACCCAGTCAGGTTCTGTTTGCCTTATTCCAAAACATCGTAGAAGAAGGCCGCTCTTTTGCCAACGGCGGAGATATGAATGTTTCCGACATGTCTGCGCAGGCTCCTGTAGGTACAACACTGGCTATTCTGGAAAGAACCCTGAAGGTTATGGGCGCAGTCCAGTCCCGTATGCACTTTTCAATGAAGCAAGAGTTCAAGCTCCTGAAGGTCATCATTGCTGATTACGCGCCGGAAGACTATGACTACGAGCCAGAAGAAGGCAGTCGTGCCGCCCGTAAATCTGACTACGACAGCACAGACGTAATACCTGTCAGCGATCCCAACGCCTCCACAATGGCGCAGAAGATTGTTCAGTATCAAGCAGTTCTCCAGTTAGCCCAAGGTGCGCCACAGTTGTATGACCTGCCCTTATTGCATCGTCAAATGATTGAAATTCTTGGTGTAAAGAATGCGCATAAATTGGTCAAAACTGAAGATGACCAAGTGCCAACCGACCCGGTTCAGGAAAACCAAAACATTTTGACTGGAAAGGGTGTCAAAGCCTTCATCCAACAGAACCACGATGCCCACATTCAGGTGCATATGTCGGCTATTCAAGACCCGCAGATTGCCCAAATAATGGCGCAAAACCCCCAAGCACAAGCAATCATGGCTGCGGCAATGGCTCATTTAAACGAGCATGTAGCGTTTAAATATCGCTTGGAGGTGGAAAAGCGCATGGGCATGTCCATCCCCCAAGAAGAGCAAAACAAGGGTGTCAGCCCCGAACTGGCAGACCATATTGCCATCATGGCAGCAGAAGCAGCCAAACAATTACTCCAGCAAAATCAACAACAAGCCCAGCAACAACAGGCTCAACAGCAAATGCAAGACCCAATTGTTCAGATGCAAATGCAAGAGTTGCAGATTAAGCAGGGCGAGTTGCAGCTTAAACAGCAGAAGCAGGCTATTGATGCTGCGGCAAAAGCAGATCAGATTCGTATTGAAGAGTCTCGCATTGCGGCTCAAAAAGAAATTGCCGCTATGCAGGTTGGCGCACAAGCCGCCGCAAACAAAGACAGGGCGGCAAGGCAGCAAGAGACTGACGGAATGCGCATGGGTCTTGATGCAGCCAAACACAGAGCGCAGATGGCGGCGCAATCCTCGCAGCGAAGTGTGCAACAACTTCCCAATAAACCCAAGAAAGGCTGAGTATGGATGCAACTCGTGTCTTACAACACGTGCGAAAAGAGCTAGAAATTATCCGCAATGAGCAGGTGGAATTTTTAGCCAGTGGAAGAGTAACTGATTTTGCCGAGTATCGGCACGTTTGCGGGGTGATTCGAGGTCTTGGTCACGCAGATGGTTTTATATCCGACCTTGCGAAAAAAATGGAGTACTCCGATGACTGAATTTGATGTTGAGGCAGTTGATCTGTCTGGCATTTTGAACACAACCGCTGAACAAAAAGCCAAACAATTACCTGAACCCACGGGTTTTATGCTGCTTACCGTTGTCCCAGAGGCGATGGAAGAGTATGCAGACAGCGATATTGGGATTGTTAAGTCCACCCAAGCAATTTGGAGAGAAGAGATTTTGACCCCCGTGCTTTTTGTTGTAAAGCTCGGCCCGGAATCCTACAAGGACACGGCTAGGTTCCCGTCAGGGCCTCGCTGCAAGGTTGGTGACTTTGTCATCGTCCGACCCAATTCAGGAACCCGCCTGAAAATTCATGGTCGTGAATTCCGTCTCATTAACGATGATTCGGTTGAAGCGGTTGTAGAAGACCCAAGAGGCATCACACGTGCAGCATAAGGAGTAATACATGGCAACGCAAATTGAAAACGACACATACGAGTTTCCAGATGAAAAGGAAGCTAAGGCCTCAGAAGAAAAGTTTGAGGTGGAAATTGAAGATGACACCCCAGCGGCAGACCGTGAAAGAAAAAGCTCTGGCCCTATAAATGATTCTGAAAATGAAGAGCTTTCCCAATACAGCAAAGATGTACAAGAGCGCGTTGGAAAACTCAAGCGCGGTTACCACGATGAACGCAGAGCCAAAGAAAAGGCCGAGCGTGAGCGCGTGGCAGCAGAAGAGTTTGCTGCGCAAGTGTATGAAGAAAACAAGCGTTTAAAAGGTCAACTCAAGACTGGCAGCGAAGTTTTCATTGAGCAAAACAAATCTACAGCACAGATGTCTCTAGACGCAGCCAAAAGGCGGTACAAAGAAGCCTATGAATCTGGAGACTCAGACGGCGTGGCTGACGCTCAAATGGAGATTACCAAAGCAACACTCAGAATTGACCGGGCAGAACAAATGCGCCCAATTGATGAGCCTGAGACGTTTAAACCAGCACCGCAAGAACAAGCCCAGAAAGTTTCACCTCGCACCCAAAAGTGGATTGATTCAAATTCTTCGTGGTTTGGTTCAGACGATGAAATGACAATGGCTGCAATGGGTCTTGACAGGAAACTGAAAAAAGAATATGGTGACGACTATGCAGGTACTGAAGAGTACTTCCAAACCATCGATAAAACGATGCGCAAAAGATTTCCTGAGAGTTTTGATTCTCAGCGCCATGAGGATGATGACACCTCCAATACGTCATCAGAATCGGATGAGGAGACCCCTCGCCGCGCCAAACCAGCTTCTGTCGTAGCTCCGGCTACACGTAGCACCCCACCCAATCGCGTAAAACTATCAGCATCTCAAGCCACCATTGCGCGTCGGCTTAATGTGCCTATAGAAGAGTATGCGAAAGCGGTAGCAAATTTAAGAAGGAATGCTTAATATGGATCAAGTTCAAATGTCTGACAAGACAAATCGTAAGCCCCGTGAGCTAGAAGCCCGTCAAGAAATGCAACGACCAACATCGTGGCGTTTACCTGATGCCCTTCCTCCTCCTGACGACCGACCCGGCTGGGCGCATCGTTGGGTAAGAACAAGCACATTGGGCAACAGTGATCCATCTAACATTTCGTCTAAATTTAGGGAAGGATACGAACCCTGCAAAGCAGAGGAATATCCGGAGCTAATGATGCACGCTTCCACCGAAGGGCGCTTCAAAGGCAACATTGAAATTGGTGGGCTGATTCTTTGCCGTATTCCGGCTGAGTTTATGGAGCAACGGGAAGAACATTTTTCCCGCCAGAACAAAGCGCAGATGGATTCTGTAGACAACACCTACATGAAAGACAACGATCCACGGATGCAAAAATTCGCGGAACGTTCGTCTAAAGTCACATTTGGCACAGGTTCTTAAATTTTTTTAAAAGGAGTCTTAAATGGCTTATCCCGCTGTATCAGCTCCGTACGGGCT